TCTTCGGGCAACTGTATGGTGGGGAGCTTGCCCCGCAGCGCGAGGCCCATGCTGCTTGATTGCAAACCGGCCAGCATCGAGTCGCCGATGTCCCGCGCAACGCTCGTGGATGGGACGGAGCCTCCGAACATCGGATCACCGAACGCAGTCACACCCCCAACTGTAAGCGTGTCCCTCGCGGGGGCGGTGAAGGCCATTACCGGATCGTCCCGCTAGAGCGCCGCGGATCAGCACGCTTGACCCCCGGCTTACCAGCGGAGTCCACATACTGCGTGCCTTCTTGCAGCGCGTCATACGCCGCCTGCGAGTCCACCCTCACGGCCGTAACGCGCTCGGCGTGCACACGAGCTTTAACGTCCACTGCGATGCTGTTGATGAGATCGTTCTTGAAGAACTCGTGCTTCGACCCCGGCACGAACATCTCATCGGGGGAAACCCCTGCTTTGCGCAGCGCAGTGCTCTGGTCTTCCGCGCGGCGCATCAGTTCAAGCTGGATCGCGTTGGCGAGATCCGGCTGGTTGCTGTACACGGGTGAGGCGCGCATGTTCGACACGATGAGGCTCATGCGCGCGCTCACGCGCGATCCGAACCGTGCCCCGTCCTCGCTCTTTTGGTTCTGCACCAACGCGATCAACTGGTTGGCGTCGGAGAGAGTCACCCCTCGCCCGCCGTTGGCCTGCGTCGCCGCGGCGGCCACAATCTCATCAACCGTGAAAAGCTGCGGCTTGTCACCCACCGGGCCGTAGGTCCGCTGCCACAGCTCGGCTCTCACGCCCTCGTCAGACTTGCGCGTTCCGCCCGCGAGTTCCTTGTTGCGGGCGTGCATCATGATGTACATCTCTTTCTTCGCGTTCACCGCTGCGGTGATGCCCTCCGCGGTCTGCTGCCCCGTGAGCGCCGCGTCGTCCCTGATCGCCGGCCAGCGCGCCTTGCCTTGGATGACATCATCGAGCAGCCGGCCGCGCGCCTGCTCGATCCCCGCCATCTCGGTGCGCACCGCCTCGCGGCGCTGGTACTCGGTGTCGGCCCGCTGGCCGCGGATCTCCGTCTCGGCGTTGCTGATCGAGACGCGGCGCTGATCGGGGCTCAGATCCCACTCCCCCGCTTCGAGCCGCGTCTTCGCGTCTTCCGGACCGGCCTTGATGGCGGCGAACGCGGCGGCCTGATTCAGTTCCTGCTTCAGCCCCTGGGCGATCCCCGCGCGAAGGTGAGCGGCCACCCCGGGCACGGTCATCGCGAAAGCGTCAGCGTTGGTCTCGGCCTGCTTCAAGTACGCCGGATTGCGCACGACGATCGCACCCTCGGCGGAGAGGAACTTCGCCCCGTCCACCTTGGCCTGCGCCCCGGCGCGCTGTACAGCGAGGCGGCCGGCCTGCTCGTCGAACATCAGGTTCGTGTTCGCCGTCGATAGGGCCAAGCCGTCCACGCCACGCTTGGTCTGGAAGCCCTCGCCGATCTGGGAAAGCTCGTCGGCCATCTTCGCTTTCAGCGCCGCCGTGTCCGCCCCGGAGAGCACAGCGTCGTCGAGCGCCTTCGCGTACTTTTCCTTGACTTGCGCCGTGCCGACAAGCGCCGCGCGCGCCTCTTGCTCTTCCGTCGTCGCGAGCAGGCGGTCGGCGCCCTCCTGAATGGCTCGCCCAGCGGCGAGGCCACCACCCCCGTCGAAGTCCGCGGCGCTCGCCTGCCGGCCGGCGAACAGTGCGCGTTCGCCGATGGTCGCTGTGAAAGGCTTCGGAAGGGTGGGCATGTCAGGTCCGTTTCAGTCGGCCGAAGGCGTCCACCGTCTTGATGGTGCCCCCGAGCAGTTCAGATCCCGCCTTCAGGAAGCCCCCGGTCTGCGCCGCTGACCCGCCCGCGCGCTCAAGCGTCGCGGTGTTCGCGAACCCGCGCGCCTTAAGCTCCCCTTGGTAGATGATGTCCTGGCGCTCGATCTCCCCTTGCGCCGCGGTGTCCCCGAGCACGTCGAGCACGCTGCCCGCGTCGCCCGTGCCACCAGCGCGCCCCTGCGCGGCGCGGATGGCACCCAGGCGCAGGTAGTTCTCGCGCGAGGACTGCGTTGCTTGGTCGGTCGCCTGCTGGCGCGCGATCTCCGCGTTCTGGGTGGCCGTTTGCGCGTTGAAATTGGCAGCCGACTTCGCTGCGTTGCCTTGTTGGAGCGCGCTGATTACCGAGACGGCCGTCCCGATGATCTGGAAGAAAGGAAGCGCTTGTGCCATTACCAGTTCACCCTGACATACCCTACATGGTCTTCACCGGCCGGGCCGTAGGCCACCAGCCGTTGTGTCTCGACTTCGAACCCGAGCATCTTCGCCCACCGATGCCCGGCCGCGAAGTCGACGCGCACGGTGAATTCTAGCCGACCCTTCACCACAGCCAACTGCTCGCGCGCGACCTTCGTCAGCCAGGCGAGGTGCGGCAGCGTGCCCCGCGCGAGGTACGCCCACGCGAGGTGCCGCCCCGGCCACTGCAGCACCGTCCCCCCGCAGGCCACCGGCTGCTCGTCCACGAGGCACGACCAGCTATTGTGCCCCGACAACTGGCGCATGACCTCATCGGGCACCTGGAACGGGTACATCCCTTCCGCCGCCTGCCCTTCGTCGAGCAGCCAGCGGTAGTGCCATTCCCGGAACGGTTCGGCGATGCGGTGGGCCATGTCAGGAGTCGTCCGCTGTCGTCAACTGCGGCATGACGGCAAGGACGTTCGCGGGAAACGGCCCGTCAGCACGCCAATAAACCTGCCCCAGCTTGTCGTAGTCCCCCTCGAAGCGCTCGCGCACGACCCCCGTGAATAGCGGCGTGGCCGTGCCGTAGTCGTCGCCCCAGTTGCGCACCAGGATCTCGCCACAGCTCACCGTAGTGTCGTAGCCAAATTTCAGCCCCAGCGTGTCGAGCAGCCAGAACCCCACCCGGTTGATGCGCTTGGTCTTGCCCTGCGAAGAGCCGTCTTGCGCGCCCCCCTCGACAGGCATCGTCTGCCCGTCGCTGTTATAGAAGTACCCGAGGGTCTTGATCGCCCCGGTGCGCGCGAGAGTCACCGTGCCGTTTGCGACCGTCACGTCGATGTGCTTCATGCCATCGACGTAGGCGCCGAGCGTCTCGCCTTCGAGGTGCCACAGGCCGGTAACGGTGTCGGTGACGGGGGAGTCGGTCGTCGTCCAGCCGCAATCTGTGTAGAAGGCGTCTGCCTGCGCGTCAGCGGCCTCCCACAGCTTGCTGCCGTACTCGATGTAGCGTTTCGTGCCGCCGTTGATGTACCGCTGCACCACCGCGTACAGCTCGTCGCGGGAGGCATCCGGCGTCGGCACGGCCGCGATGCTCTCGACCACCGGGATCGCTGTCTTCGCCGCGTTGCTGTGCCCACCGAGTTCATGGCGGTGCCACGCGATGACATCCTGATCGCGCTCGTAGGTCATGCCCAGGAGCACGCCGTCGCTGCGCACGGCCCACAGGATCGCCTGCGGCTGCTCCTGATAGGCCAACTGGTCGATGCTCGGGCGCGTGATGTGCTCGGCGAGCAGCGTCATGTCGGGCGCCTTGAACCCGTCCACCTCGAAGACGTACACCAGCTCGCGCACCTTGCGGCTTGCGCGCTGCACAAACAGCACCGCCTTGCCCGCACTCACGGGCGCGATCTGCTCGCTGCCGTGGCGGGTGCTGGGCTTGGCGGAGATGTTGGTGGGGGTGATCGCCTCGTTCAACGACGACGCCCGCACCAGCCACTCGCCGCGGCCGGTGCCCACGAGCAAGCCTTTCTCGTTCGGTGCGAGCCAGCGGATCGCGTTCACGTCGTCCGCGTTCAGCGTGAAGGACACGGCGTTGTCGGCGACCACCGTGCCATCGGTCGCGCTGGGGGAGAAGTTCGTGTAGTTGCCGGTCTTCGAGCTATCCAACCGCTGCGGGAAGAGCGCCGCGCCGGCAAGGAACAGACGGTCGTCGAAGAACGTGCCGTTCGTCGGGAAGCCGGTGGTGTCGCTCCAGGTGCCCAGGCGCCACACCGCCTTCGCGGCCGTGCTCGTGAGCGTCGAGAGCACCGTGACGGTAACGACCGTCGTGCTGGTATGGCCGGTGACGAGGACGTAGCCCCACACAGAACCCTGCTGAAGGCGGATCAGCCGGCCGATGTCCGTCACCTTGAAACCGGCGTCGAGGTTGATGCCCGTCAGCGCGCTCGCCGTGAGGGTGACGCCAGTGCCCGTCGCCGCGCTCGGGGTAAGGGTGGTCGCTGTCGTGTTGACCGAATCGTAGGGTCCATCGGTAAACGTGATGTCCGCGAGCGTCCACGAAAGCGCCGACACGCGCACCAGCGTCTGCGGCGGGAAGTCCGGGTGCAGGAGGTAGAGGGTGTCCGCGGATTGCGTGACGCGGATGTCCGCGAGGTCGGCCTCGACGAACGTCGTGGTCACTTGAAAGATTTCCGCGACCGTGCCGCCACTCGTCCACGTTCCGTAGTTCGTGCTGTTGACGTTGACGCCATCGGTGTCGGTGATCTCGAACGTCTTGGCGCCCACGTTGACGTTGGCGACCGCGAATTCACGGTTGTTCAACTGCGTCATGCCGACGACCCCGGAGACGTGGATGCGGTCGGCGTTGGCGTAGGTGTCGGAGCCGCTGTAGGTGATGACGCACACGCTGGCCTTCGTCGCCGCCGTGATGTTCTGGGGCGTCTGCGTGAGGATGCCGTGGTTGGTGAAGAAGCGGATGTACTGCTCGCCGAATTCGAGGATGTAGGTCTGCGTGATCGAATACTGAAACGGGATCACGCGCGCGAGCTTGGCGTGGTGCTTGCACTGGTGCAGGAAGGCGAAGCCCGGGCGGCGCGTCCAGCCACCTTGCACGAAGGGGATGCCGTTCAGGCAGACGAACATGCCGCTGCCGTACTTATCAACGTCCTGACGCCCGAGCATCAGGGAGGAAAGTTCCCCCGCGTTGAAGGCGTTCTGGATGAGAGACGCGCGGCCCATTTAGCGCCTCGCGGCCAGCCAGCTATCCTCGGGGAAGGCTTGCGCCTGCTTCTCGATCGCGCCCGTGCGCCGCGCTTCCGCGATGGCGGCGTCGAAGTCGTCCTTGATGCTCTCTTTCTTCGACGTGCTGCCTGTCACGTCCTCGCAGATGTCGATGCCGAGCTTCATCGAGAAGGCGTCGGCGAAGAGCGCATCGAAAAGGTTCGGGTCCGTGATGCGCGCGAGGTAGCGAATCTGCAAAGGGGACGCATCCCCCGAGAGGATGTACAGCCCTTCGATCTTCCAATCCACGTCCACCCCGGTCTCGTCATCGCGGATCAGCCGGATGTAGTCGTTCGGCAGGCCGTAGCGCTTCCAATCACCCCACACCGGGGCGGCAGCGTCCGCGGCGATCGATGCGCGCGCGATGGCGAAGCTCCAATCGTACCGGCGCAGGAGCGCATCTCGCGTCGCGGTGAACGAGACGTTGACCGAGCGTGCGTTCGGGTGGTCCTGCGTCAGCGACTCGATACGCTTCGCGCCCAGGCGCTGCAGGGCACCGTTCGCGATTGCTACGTCAGAGGTGGCCATTTAGACGACTCCAGGGGACTTCGGCTGATCCTTCTCGGGTGCAGTTCATGTACTGTTTCATCAATCAAAAATCCAGAAGCCTATGCCCCCTGGACCCCCGGGGGTTGCGCCAGCCAGGGAAATATCAAATGTCGGCGTGCCATTGTCTCTAAGGGCTATGTCAAAGGTTCCCATTATGCAGCCACCCCGTCGTCAGACCGCCCAACCAATGCGCTGCTCTCTCTGGCACCAACGAATAATGTTGCAGTATCATCATACCAAGTCATCGTGTATGCGCCATTCCCGACCCGGCTTGTGGATGCCACTAAAGTGCCCGCAGGAGAAGATCCAGTCTCGTTCAAGTAATGGGCGGAGATATTCACGGTTCCGCCAGAACTGTCGGTAATATTCCCCGCAATCGCGTAGGTGATGGCGTGATACGTGAGCATCGTATCCATCTGCCACATGGCCGCAGCGGTCACATTAGCGTCGAAGCGGTAATTTCTCGCCGTTTCTATGTCCATCCGCGAGGATTCTGGATCGGCAGGCCACCGCTTGAACTCCGTTCGCGCTCTTGCAAAGGACAGGCTGTATCCGCGTTCTGCGTCAGATGCGTATAGCGCACTGAATGTAGGACGCCACCCCGCCCCCTCCGCTTCGCCCGATTGCACTTCGGTCTGCACCGCGACCGCAAGGTTCGCCGCACCCGTGCTGGAAGTCGTCAAAATAATCTGATAGCCAACCGCAACAATCCAGTAAGCCGCCTCTGGAATGTTCGGCGTGATCGCCCCTGCCACCTGAAGGCGCTGCACAAGGTTTCCCGTTGCCCACGGACGTTGCAGCCATCTGGTTGTGTGATTGTGAACACCGTCGCCGTCCGCGTGCTTGTCGCTGGTGTAGTTCAAGTACACCAGTGAATTCATGTTTGCGCCGATGTTCCCCACCGATCCACTGGTAGCGAACCAATCCATTACGATGCTGCTAAACCCTCGCGCCAAGGTCATTCCAGCGCCACCAATCGCGCCCGAATCAAAGCGTCGCATTGCGGTCATTCCACCGCACCGCACAGTCGCGCCGTGAACATAAACGCGGCTTGCCTGCGCCCCGATGCGAAAATCAAGAGTGACTGCGGCCGAGGCGTTGAACGAGGGCATGATGCCTGATTGAACCAGCGTGATCGTGCCCGGCTCCTGCACCGAGAAATCGCGTGTAAACCGGCTCTTGTCACCCGTGGCGGTGCCGCCCATCCAGCCTACCTCGTCCATCGCACTGACTTGGATGCTGTTGATGATACTGGTGCTGTTTGCGTGATCGTATTCGTAGGTCACTACCAGCACCCCGCTGAGGCACGGGTAAGGCGCTCCGGTCGTGCTACTTGTGTTCGCCTCAATGTCGTGGGCTGCGCTTGTGGTCACCAAGCCTTGCAGCTTATCAATGCGCCGTATAAACACGTCAGAGGCCAACTGATGCGCGTGAGTCAGGTCTGATACCGTGGTCGCGCCGTCATATCGCATGTTGAGAATCTGACCGGCAGCGGCAGTTGTGCCAGTGTGGACGTCCATCTGGAAGAAAATGTCGCGGAATACCTTACTGGCTTCCGGCAAAAATGTATCGAGTAACGGCCATTGCCCTGTCGTCGTGCCGATCACTGTGAAGCCTGTGGTCAGGTTGCCAATATTCCCGTCAATGGGAATCTTCACCGTCTTGATACGGGTGGTGGCAACATCATCATACTCATAGGTGATGATGAGCTTTGCAGTTGCGTTACTCGTAGTCACGCCGGTCGCGGTCACACGGCAATCTGCCGTCATTGTCGCACCGGCATAGTTCGTGACGAAGTATGATGTTACGTCCCGCTGAAACAGGAACGCCTGATTCTCGCCCGAGTTCGTGATCGTATGGGTGACGGTCACGTCGTTTCTAGCCACCGCGCCCAGAGCAATTCCCATCAACACCGCTGTAAGGCTCGCCGCAGTGGTGCCGTTGTCCACGAGTGAGACTTCAAGAATTACAGAACGAAACGTGCGACTTGTGGTCTCAGGTATAGCAAGGGCGGCAAGCTGCGTGAAGTCCCTAGCCACCCCCGTAGTGTTACTGGCGGTGGAAAGATCAAACGCATACTCGATGGTTTTAGTGCGTTGGGTCATCAGAATGGCCCGCTGGCGCCGGTGTAATCCCACTTCGAGTCGGTGGCATTCCAGATGAAAGTAAAATAGCTGACTTTATTCACCGTGGTCGTCGTCGGCAGCGCGGATGCGGTGGCCGCCCGGAACTGCGTGTCCCAAGTCAAAGCCCTGGCAGTACCGTTATCTCGGATCGAAATGAGCAAGGAATCCGCCTCCCCCGGCGCCCCTGTGGGGTTGTTGTAGAGCAGTGCTCCGGCCTGCGCCGTGGTGATATGTGTGTTTGTCACTGAGTAGTCGATGGTGACGCTGGTCACGGTGTTCGTGACGGAGGTGACGCGCCGCTTGACCCACTTGTTCGTCAGGGTGTTGGTGGAGGACGGTTGCACGGCGGTATCCGCCGTCGATCCCTGCGCAGCAGTGGCGAAGGCTGTAATAGCTGATCCAGCCGCCGTGCCAAGCTGCACCCGCCGGTTTGCCGCGGCGCGAACAACAACGGTTTCGTCCCCCGCCTGCGGAGCCGCGCCGTCTACAAGTGCGCTGATCTTGGTGTCGGCCATTATTCGAGCAACACGAAGTCGCCAGATTCGAGCAGGATAAAGTCGCCGGCCTCAAGCAACAGCTTGTCCGCACCGGCGCCCGTGTTCGGGAACAGGTTCTTGAGGAACCCCGGGCGAAGAGGCCGCGTCACGCGGCGCCCCTACTGCGCCAACAGGCGGAGTTTTTCCAGCTTCGAGGTGTACTCGGCTTGCCCTTTCGCGAGCACGGCTTCC